TAAACGAATATCATTCAACATCTGCGCTCACCCCATGTACATCTAAAAAATAGGCAGCCAAAACTTCACGGCTTATTCTGCCGCGTTGCTGGCTCATGCCTAGTTTCTTTTTAGCGTAATCACGTATATATGAAGCTCGCACAAAGTGCTTGCCATCGGTATACGCACCCGACTTACGATCATACTTAATCGTCATGCCCTAAACCCCTTTCAAATAGGATTTCAAATCCTATTTTGAAGGGTCTATATGCTATTTGTCAATGTACGACACGCCGTCAAAATTATCCATATGATCATCAATAGTTCTATGGATTGGGAAAATATCCTCAACCATGTCGCTTGCCTTCAACCAGAAAACTGCCATCTTTTTCAATCGGTATAGCTACTGGCTGGACACGTTTTCGGTCTATATAAATCAATCCAAACCCTTGCTGCCAATTCATCGTTCCACGGGTGTAATGCGCCTTTGTAATGTCCATTAGGTGTCCTACCTCAAAACCCGTGAGAACGCCCGTTAAAACGCCACCAGAGGCCGTAGAATAGGATGATATGCCCTGCCTATGGGTATGACCACAGACTACGCTCTTACCATGCCTTTTAGCCGCTTCTAGGGCTGTTAAACCCCCATGTGGCTTGGTGCTCTGCTCATCGCCATGAACCATTACCCACTCATCGTGGAACTGGTAAGGCTTGGTGTGGTAGGTAATGCCTAAATCATCTAGATGCAGAAACTTCTCTATGGTCAGCTCAGGCAGACCAATTAAGCCAGGTAGGCGCTTGCTTAGCGAGTTGTAAAGTCTTGCTCCGTGATTGCTTCGGCTGAGATGTCGTACTTGAAGTTCGGCGAGAACGTTGACAGTTTCATCACGATCTCTGCCAATACTTCCTGACCACTCATCCCTACCGGTTGACCAGCGGCTAATTGTTTGGAAGTCAATCTCATCGCCCACACATAGAACGTCATCAGGTTTGTATTTTCTGATGAACTGTGCGACATTTTTAACTGCTTTCTTATCGTGAAAAGGTACTTGTAGATCGGATATGACTACAATTCGCTTAATCTTCATCCTCATCTTCATCTTCATATGGAGAATGATTAGGATTCTGTATTACCCAATCGGGTAAGCGCAGCTGTTCTTCAATGTACCAGCGCGCCCTATCTTCACCATATCCAGCACGAACTAAAGCCTCATAACATTCAACAATTGATGCAGCCCATATATCTATCGGTAGCAGAATGTCAGCCTTTGTTCTACGCGCAGCGGCTTCTTTCCGCTTACGCCTAGCGGCTTGTTCGCTTTTTGATATTTTTCTTGCGCTCATGAGTAAGCAATTCTAAGACCATTGATTCAAGTTTATCTATGCGCGACACGATATTTGATGCCTCAAGTATTGCTGGCACTTCATGTCTAATAATGTATCTAAGACCGCCGACAATAAGGGCGCAGCACGATAGTGTGGCAGCTACAAAGCCTGCCCATTCTGCCGGGCTCAACGCCGACCGAATGCCGTGTCGTTAGGGTTAAGCCACCTCAGTATTACTGGAAGGCTTGCTACTAACGCTGCATTTACAATTGCAGGTGCATCCCAGCCCACCGCTAAATAAGTTGCTATTCCTGCGGCTAAAAAGCTTCTTGCCCAGCTTGCTGCTACTGCCTGTGCTTGCTCCATTTAAGGGCTCTCCTGTCAATATAGGGATTTGAAACATACTGCCATCTGAATCGCCCTTAGCAGTAAAGCTAACATGGATGTGTGTCTTATGTGGATTTATGCCTGTGTATTTTCTCCACTTGTAGTTTTTCTTCCAACTGGCAATTTTGCTGTTGAAGATAATGTAGCTGATTCTTTTATCAGTTCTGGCAAGTAGCCGTAACTGATCTGCCAAATCAAATGCTTCGGCTGGGTTTGATTGCAGATTAGCGTTAATGTCAATGGCACGTACAATGCCTTCAGCAGTTGGATTGTGATCGGACTTACGCGCTGCATGACGTTGATCACCGAGCCACCCTTCTGGTGCAACTCTACTTCTATCAGGCCACGCATCGTCAATTTGATTTCTTAATTGCTGACCAGCTTTGCATAGTTTAGGCATTTGCTTCTATCCAGCTAAGGGTTGCCTCATCCCAATACCATTTGCCTTCTTCTGGCTGTGGTGTTGGCGGTTGCCAATCAAAGTTTTCATCTAGCGCCCAAGATGGATAAGGCTGTGGCGCAATAAATACATCTGCGACAGGATCATAACTAAATCCTACGCCAGCGTAACATTTGCGGATATTGCCATTATATGAAGTTTGAATCCAAGTTCCACCTAGACCTAAATCATTGGCTAAAAAATCTGCGCCTCTGTGTTCTAAATCGTTATGAACTACTAAAACTTGAGTGACTATATTATCTTCAATTTTCGCAAAGTGTGCCATTAGATAGTTATGCTCCCGCTTCCTGTCCAGACATAATAAGTAAAGCCGCCACTTTCAGTTCTAGTTGGACTGCCTGTTGTCGCACCTGCGGTGTATGAACCAGCGCGTCTTAAAATTACAATTCCCGAGCCGCCTGCACCACCATCTTGGTCTCCAGCAGGAGAGCTTTGATAGCCAGCGCCGCCACCACCACCACCAGTATTGGCAGTTCCTGCTACACCATTAGCAGTAGAATCAGGCACATTGCTTGCACCACCAGCGCCACCGCCACCATTACCGCCAGCAGCAGAATATCCACCTCCGCCGCCACCTGCATAATAATAAGTGCCGCCAACATTTTGTCCTGTGCTAGTTGCTGAACCCCAAGATGAGTAAGTGCTAGTTCCTGCACCGCCAGCGCCACTTACTGATCCACTAAAACTATCACCAGCAGCACTTGCTCCGCCACCGCCGCCTGCATACGCTCCAGAACCACCAGAGCCACCATTATTACCTTGACCAGAAGTCCCAGTTCCGCCAGAAGTGCTTCCTGCATAACCAGAACCACCACCGCCAGAACCACCAGTTCTTCCAGCACCACCTTGGGCTGAACCTCCGCCTCCGCCTTTAGTAGCAGCAGTCAAAGAGCCAAATGACGAATTAACACCATCGGAACCCTGATTGAATCTTGAAGTTGAACCAGCACCACCACCGCCAATGGTGACAGTATGTGTTGATCCTGCGGTTAATGTTTGTCCAGTATAAGCCAAAAAACCACCTGCGCCACCACCACCGCCAGCAGCACCATCAGCGCTAGTAGTTCCACCACCACCACCGCCTGCAACGACTAAAATATCATAATTAATAGTTCGCGGATAATTTTGTGAAGCAATAATGCCCAATAAACTCATTACGCTATATCTCCTACGACATACCAAGTATCGGTAGCAACTTTAATGCAGGATGCAGCAGAATACTGAGCCCTTAACTTAGGAGCTATGGCACTTGCTCCTGTTGAAGAAATTGTAGTAGTGCCTGAAGTTACAGCCTTGATAGTTGTCTGACCTGCTCCAATTTGAATAACATTGATTACTGTGCCAACTGGAAAAGCAACATTGGCATTGGTTGGGATTTGGAAATCATTAGCAGAGCCAACAGACATAGTTACTAGTTTTTGGTCTGCATCTGTTAAAACTACTGTGTATGTGGCAGTTTGTGCATTAAGGGTCAAAGCTGAGCCAGCGCGATAATCAAAGGAAACAACTGGTATCGGGCCAGTACCACTAGCAACCGATATACCTGTACCAGCTTGCACTTCAGTTACATCTCCAGCACCGCTAACACCTACCCATGCTGATCCATTGTAAACTTCAACTGCATTAGTATCCTGTAAATAAGACACCATTCCTTCAGCTAATACGCTGGTAAGCGCACTAGTGCGAGCAGCAGCATTAGCAAACACCATAACTGTTTGCTCATTTAAATACGTATTGACCTGGGCTGCTGTGAGCACATCCCCGGTCTGGAATAACTTATATCCTGCGCCTGCCATTTGTTCTCCTTAGTAGCTCAGCACGTCTTCACCTAGTATACCCGATACATCGGAATCTAGGACAAAGCCTGCTAATAGTGGTTCGGTTGTGTATAGGGTAGTCATCCAAGATGACTTGGTAATGTCGTGATGGATGGCGTTTACCAGGCTTGATTGAACAACGCTGGTAGAGCCTGGGGTAGTCTTGGTAACTGTTACTCCATCAAGCAATTCTATATCTACCCCTGCCAATGGCTTATTGGGGTTGGCATCATCATAAAGATTCAGCTGAATGCTATCTATGCGTATCTCAGGGTCTTTACGTGTGGCTAGGATGCCTTTAGCCTGGTTTAAAGCCTCAGCGTTGGTTTGTACCAAGATGTCGGACCGCTGGCCTGAATGCAAGAAAAACTTATCAATGGAAGGCTGGTCAAACACATTCTGAGCTGTGCCACCTAAGCGTGTAATAGTTACGTCATTTATCAAGTTTGTATCATCAAAAGCCACTATGGCATTGGTATAGGAAATGTCTGTGCCTTGATCGCTGAACTCATACACCGGAAACGCTGGCGTGGCTATAAGGGCATTACGGCTTACGAAATCAACCCTGCCATTTGCATCTAGGAAGATGCCGCCAAACTCGCTCTGTTCCACGTTAAACAGCGCTTGAAGGGCATCCCTGTCTGTGCCTGGGTCTGCTTGAAGGGTTGAATCTCCTGTGTCCACGTTACGCAAACTTAAAGGCCATTCAATCTCATCTAGGATGGCATTTACCCTAGCACCTGAAGTTTGTACGCCTGAGCCTGTAACAGTTGTTATGCCTGAGCCTGCAAGCAACTTAAAACCATCTACGCAGCGCAGGGTAACTGTGCTTAGTTCATCGTTGCCCTGTCTGAAACCTGTGTCGTATGTGTTGATAAATCCTGAAAATAGAAAATAATCTTGGGTGTTGTAGGTAGCATAGATAATTATCTGCCTTAACGGCACAAGATTTGGATAGTAGATACTGGCAGGGTTAGTAGGATTCCAATCACCTGTTTGATCATAGAGCGTTACATTGGCTGTGCCAGCCTCAAACTGGGATGTTAAACGATTGCGCCCACGCCTGATAGAAACTCTAGTAACTAGGTCTGTAATCTCAATTGGCAACGTGCCTGAGCCAAGAGTATTTGTGCCTAGTATGCCTTCAGTTGCGCTACCTAAGATTAAAGGGTTAATCTCAAAAGCGGTATCACTATCAAAGTCAACAAAGACACGCAGCGTTGGTGCTGGCATTAAATCGCCCTACTGCTAAGCAGTATGCCCTTGCCTGTTCTTTGATAATTGTATTGAAT